ATTACACACTGACATGTCAATATGACAGTCCCAACCACTTCGGTTGTTGCTTTGCCGGGAGTATACTCCCGATCTAATGAGCAGTTTGCTCATAACGAGTCGGTCACCAAAACCTTTGGTGCAAACCCGATTCTGCAGCTATGCTGCAAGCTCGCGACTCATCGAATCGTGAACCGACAGACTGTCGAGTTGAGGGGACGAAATGTGCACCCATATACACGTCTGTATACACAGATCGGATATGCCATATCCTCCGGCGCCTTCAAGCGTCTTAAGCACTTAAGTGCTTATCAATGGAAAACCATTGAAAATTGCTGGATAGCAAATATGCACACAGTTTTGCTGCATCCAGAGTTTAACCCTCTGGTATATGATATTGCGCTGATCGGCGCAATCCGGCGTTATAAACGCTGGTTCGTCGAGTTTATGACGATGGGAAGAGTTAAAACTCTTCATGACGGAAACCGTCATCGCAAGATTGTCCAATTATGGAATCTTGACAAGGGCCTTAAAGCCCTGAAGACCCTGGCAGGGTACTTTCAGTACTACCTTTGTAGTGACTACGAGCACAATGCCCGTCCTCCAGAACTTAAATTCTGGAAAGGTTGGTGCCAACACACCAAAACCATGCGGTTCGTATGGTTCTCCGGTCATCTCCGGCAATATAATAACCTTGAACGAAGGTTAAGCGACAAAGAACTTGTCGCATTGGCCCAGATTCGGACCTTTGGTAGAGCTCTACCACCACCTACACGGAATATGTGTAGGTCTGACCTGAAAGGTCAGATTGACATCATAACTAGAAATTATGAAATTGGGCCAATTTGGCTCAATGCGGTTGAAACAATCGCTGACCGTTTTGCTATGAAAAACGGAGTGGGTGAATGTCCACTTCAGACTCACATTTCTGTGAGTACCTCTGGTTGTTACGAGAGGTCGACCTCGCAAGGAGGTCATGCCGGATATGTCCGGGACGCATGGGTTAAACCGTTGCGTGAGGCCAAACTTGACCTTGTGACACTAATAGTGTCACAACAATTCGATGGAATTGTTTCTGAAACCGATATTCTCGGTTTAGGTCGCATACCTCCGCGCCCTAGAAGAACGGGTTCACCGTTCTGGAAATTCCTAATTTCCATGGGACGGGAATTCTTCCCGAACCCAAGCATCGAGCTCTTCGATGTGTGGGGCAATGTCCTCACTCACGACCAGGTTAATGTCGTGCAAGACCACTATGGTCTTTTGTCTATACTTTATAGACAACAACGTTTCCAGAAACGTTCAGAGATGGCATCTCTGCTTCTTCAGACTGAAGAACCTCTCCCAAATGAATTGGGATTCGCAATGTTACTTTGCGCAAGTGCGGAATCTGCACTGCAGGGCACATTTGACCCTGTTCCAAGTTGTTGGATGTTGGTGGTAGGTCTACCACCGATCCCCTTATGGAGATCACGTGAAACTGTCACGTATACACCACGCGAGGTACCTCGCGTTAAGCTAACTTGCTTAGCCGAGCCAGGCGCGAAGACGCGACCCCTTGGGGTGGGCCAATCCTGGTTCGTGGCCATAGAGAGGGCCATGCGGTTCATGTTTGAACCGATCATCGCTCGTGATGGGCGGGCACGTATAGGTTTACGTGCGACCAACAAGATGTGGTCATTCCTTAAGTTCCTTGGGAACTTCTCTGGATTATTTTCCAGAGAAGCCAGGCCCTGGCTTCAAAGCAGCGATTTCAAAGCTGCAACGGATTATATTCCGTTAAGCTTCATTGAAGCTATGTGGAAAGGGTTCATGAAGGGCCTTCCTCACACACACCCCTTTAGGGTGTACTCCAAAGTTATTTGGAGTCAAAGGAGATGTTCTCTCCTTGATTTTAAGGAGTTAAACTCCTATTTCTCAGAAAAATCTGAGAATATGCACTCAACCTGTGCATCTTTTATGGGTGAACCCATATCTTTCCTGACGTTGACAGGAACAAATCTTGTAATTGAAGATTTGTCATCTTATATTTACTATAAGACTTCAGCCCTTCGACTGAAGAGTCCGAGATCACTTTCGGACTTAAGACAGGCGGAAAACCTGTTGATCAGTATGGATACTGATGCTGACCTCCTTATCGTGAAGGAATTGTTGGCCATCTGCGGCGACGACGTCGCAGCAATAAGGAATGCCTTATTAAGAATAATGTGTTTTAAACACGTTGCCATACTGCTTGGTATGGTGTTCTCCTGGAAAGATGCCATCTCCCAGAGAATAATGATCTTTTGTGAAGATCACGTTCTGTTCCAGAACGAAACTGGCAAGCCAGTTTATGTTGACGTGATTAAATCACGTCTACTCACGCCGATGACGCGACAACACTCCGATAATCGGAGTAGCATCCTTGGTAAAGGACGTATGCTACGTAATCAGCTTGATTACTTTGAGAACGATGCTCTCAAATCGTCAATTATGACGGTTTATCGGAATATTTTCGATAATTTGTACGGACGGTACAATATTCAAGCCTTAACAGTTCCACTGTGGCTCCCACCGGCTTGCGGCGGTATAGGCTTCCCTCTGTTAGAGAAGGAAATTCCAGACTGGGGCTGGAAATACATAAAGTATGTATATAACATTCTGGATGAACCAGATGTTTTGAAGCGTTTTATAGCGCTTTCAACACTGAAAGTGCTGAACCTTCCCTCAAAGAAGGGAATAGAGACTTGGTCCAAGTCTCTCGAAATGCTTTCGAGCGCCCTGACAGGGTATGACCATTATGAATATAATGGCAACCTCGAAGAGGTTGATTTTTCAGGGAAGAAGATCTTCCCGGATCGATTAATGATCGATCTCGTTAAGGAACTGCGGGGTCATGACGTCCCGCCCTCACCTTACGATCCACTCAAGGTGGATTATGACTCATTAGAAAATGAGATAAATCCATTTGGATTTATTAAAGTCACTGACTTTGTTAGTAATTGAACGTTGTTCAAATTTCCAGGTGTTCTTAACATCTGCCTCTGAGCGTTCTCAGAGGACTTTAGGTAAATTCCTAAAGTCTTCCAAATATTTTTGGAGGAAGGCCTTTAAAGGGCCTTACGGTCGC